TCCTCTCTGGTTTTAACGGCCTCTCATGGCGAGGTAGTTGAGTTCGTAGCTCATGGGTTTGGCGAGCTTGCCGGCCATGACCTCGCCGCCTCGGTCGGACAGGTTGAGCGTGATGCCGCTGCTGAGCGCCTGATCGATGGCGTCGATGATGTCCTGTTTGGTCGCGTATTCGCCTTGGCTGCTGTCGATCGTGTAGGCCATCCGGCCGCCCGTGATGCGGGTCTGGTAGGCGTATGGGGTTTCGAGCATGCTGGTGTCGGTCTTCAGGCTCACGGTGGGGATCATGTCGGTCAGACCGTCGATGCTGTCCTCGACGAGGCCGCTGGCCTTGTCGATGCCCTGGGCCATGCCGGCGGGTATCCATTTGCCGACCTCGTCGCGGAAGATGCGTGACGGGCTGTGGATGCCGAGCACGCTCTTGGCCCAGCCGACGAGGCTGCTGCCGAGGTTGCTGATCGTGTTCCTGACCCACTGGAACGCGCCGCCGATGCCGTTGATGAGGCCTTGGATGACCTGACGGCCCGTGTCGTACAGCCATCGGCCCGCGCCGCTGACCGCGCCGAGCACGGTGTCGCGGATGCGGCCGACCGTGTTCGACACGGATTGGATGCCGTTGGACACGGCCGACGTGATCCCGTGCCAGATGTTCGACAGGTACGAGCTGACCGAGTTCCATACGCTCGTCCACACGCCGCTGATGGCGTTCAGGACGGTCGAGATGGTGTTGCTCACATTCTGGATGCATGTGGACACCACGCCGCTGATCGCGTTCCAGATGGTGGACGCGACGGACCTGACCGCGTTCCAGATGCTCGTCCACACGCTCTGGATCGCGTTGAGGACGGTGCCGATCGTGGTCCTGATGCCGTTGATGATCGGCATGAAGAACGCGACGATCTTGTTCCACACGTCGGTGAAGAACGTGCTGATGGCGGTCCATACGGTGGTCCAGACGGCCTTGATTCCGTCGAGGATGTTCGACAGGAACGCTTTGATGCCGTCCCATGTGGTCGTGAAGAAGTCCTTGATCGCGTCCCATGCGCCCTGCCAGTCTCCCTTGAGGAAGCTGAGGAACACGACGATGACCGTGCGGATCGCGTTCACCGCGGTCGAGATGTAGCCGCTTATCAGCGTGAAGATCGTGTTGACGACGTTGTAGATCGCCGTCCAGATGGTGCTCCACACGGTGTTCGTGCTGTTCATCTGCTGGGTGATGAACGAGAGTATCCAGCCGAACACGGTGTTGATGCCGTTCTGGATCGCCTGCAAGGGTGCGACGATGAGCGCGCCGATGACGGTGAACACGTTGACGATGAAGTCTCGTATCCCGGTGAAGATCGTCGTGGCGGTCGTGCTGATGCCGGTCCACACGCCGGACAGGAACGTGGTGATCGACGTCCATGCGCCGGTGACGCCGCCGCTGATCGTCTGCCATAGGCCCGTGAAGAAGCCGGCGATGCCGTCCCATGCGGATTGCACGGTACCTGTGATCGTGGCCCATAGGTTGGCGAGGAATTCGCCGAGCCCGTTCCATAGGTCTTGCGCGGTGGCGACGATCGTGTTCCACGTGTCCGTGAGCCATGAGGTGAACGCGGCCCATGCCTTGCGGCCGACCTCGGTCTGGGTGAAGAACCAGACGAGCGCGGCCACGACGGCCGCGATGGCGACGGCGATAGCGCCAATGGGGTTTGCCGCTATGACGGCGTTGAACGCGCCCTGCACGGCGGTCGCCATTTTGGTGGCGGCGCTCCACGCGGTCTGAGCCGTCTTGACGAGGCTGAGGCTGGAGCCCATCTGTTTGAGCATTTGAATCGGGCCGCCCAAGTCCATCATGAGCATGATGCCGTTGCTGATGCCCTTGGCGGCGGTCGTCACCGTGTTCATGGTTCCGGTGAGCGCCTGTAGACCGCTGTTGAGCGCCTGATAGCCCTTGACTGCGGCGAACGCGGCGCCGATGCCGATGATGATGGGCGCGAGTTCCTTGCCGTGCTGGATGAACCAGTTGAGCGTGTCGGCGACGAGTTTGATGCCGTCGGCGAGACCTTCGGGAGGGATCATGTGCGCCCAGTCGATGACCATGTTGACGACGCCCATGATCGCGTCCCTGATGGTGTCCCACGCGGATTTGAACGCGGTGATCGCGCCGTTTTCCTCCAGTTTGGAGTAGAGGCGCTGGAACCAGCCGATGAGCCCTTCGATGCCTGCCTGGACGACGGGCACGGCGTTGGTGACGCCGTCGGCGATCCAGCTCATGCCGCCGGTGATGGCGGGTTTGACGCTGTCGAGCACGCTCGCGCCGAGCTTGACGAACGCGGCTTCGAGGTTGCCGGTGGCTCCCTCGATGGTGCTGGCGGATGTGGCGGCTTCCACGGCGGCGTCGGTGAAGCCGAGCGACATGATCGCGTCGTTGAATTCCTGCGCGGTGATCTGCCCGTCGGCCATCGCGTCGCGGAAGTTGCCGGTGTAGGCTCCGGCCTCCTTGAGTGCCTGTTGGATTTTGCCGCTCGCGCCGGGGATCGCGTCCGAGAGCTGGTTCCAGTTCTCGGTCGTGAGTTTTCCCTGGCCGGCGGTCTGCGTCAGCACCATCGCCACGGACTTGAAGGTGTCGGCGGAGCCGCCGGCGACGGCGTTGAGGTTGCCTGCGGCTTCGGCGAGCTTGTCGTAGTTGGGCACGCCGTTGGCGGCGAGCTGGGCGGTGGTGTTGCGGATGTCGTTGAGGTCGTAGACGGTCTTGTCGGCGTAGTCCTGCGTGCTGGCGGTGAGTCGTTTGATCTGCTGTTCGCTGACGCCGGCGAAGTTCAGGGTGCTGGCGAACTTCTGGGCGCTGTCGGATGCGCTGGTGATCTCGCCGGACAGGCCCATGAACGCTTCGATGGCCTTGCCCGCGACGCTTTGCGCGATGCCGGTGATGACGCCGAGTTTCGCGCCGAAGCCGCCGGCGAAGCCGTTGCCGGCTTTGATGCCGGCGGTGTTGCCGGCGGTTTCCGATGCGCTGCCGAACGCCGATTCGATGGCCTTGCCGACGCCCTTCATGCTGGGCACGATCTGTACGAACGCGGTGGCGATCTCGATTGCCATGCTATGCCTCCCTGATGGTGGTGCGCGGTGCGGCCAGGTATGCGGCTAGTTGTTCGTCGTCCATCGCCATGACCTCGCCGCCCGTGGCTTCATGCCGGACGGTGCCGGGGCGTTGGAGTTGTCCGCGCCAGCGCGCGCCCTTGCGTGAGGCTTCCTTGGTTTTCGTCCAGGCGAGGAACGCGAGGCTGTCGCGGATGTCGGCGAGGAGGTAGGTTTGGTCGTCCCATGCGAGGCGCGGGTTGAGTTTTTGCCAGATGATGGACTGGCGGGGGAGGTTGGCGGCCAGTGCGGCCGCCCGGTTGGCGGGCAGTTCGCCAGTCCATATGAGGTCGGTGTTAAGCCCATAGAAACGCTGGAAGTCCGCTTCGAGCGCGTCGGGTGCCGTGGCGAGCATTCCTATGAGCGTCAGGAGTTTGGGGCGACCTGTTCGAGGAGCTGGGCGATGAATTCGCTGACCTTGTCGATGCTCACGCGCCCGGTGTCGGGGTCGCGCAATGCGTCCTTCATGGCCGTGTACTGGGGGCCGCAGAGCTTCTTGAGGAAGGGGACGATGGCGAACGCGCCGGCACCGTTGCCGGACTGGGCGGTTTGGAGGTCGTAGAGGTATTCGACCATGTCGAGGTCGTCGAAGATCGCGGGGCTGACGGCGAGGGTGACGCCCATGGCCTCGACGGTCTTGGGCTGGTTTTTCGGGGTTTCGTGGTCATGCGGCTGCTTGGCTGCCATATGCGTGTCCTTTCAGAGGGGTGCGCCCGCCGGACGGCGGGCGCGGGGTGGGATCACTTGCTGAGCGAGGCGGTGGCGACGTTGGCGATGTATTCGACGCTGGTGGACCCGTTGATGAGGTCGCTGGGGTTGGCGCTCATGGTCACGCCGTAGCCGATGGCGTCGCCGGCGCTGTAGGTGGTGTCGTCGAATTCGGTGATGGTGCCGTCGGCGACTACGATGCGCTTGACGCGGTTGCCGGTCATGGCGATCTCGAACACGAGGACGAGGCTTTCGCCGGACGGGATGGCGTGGTAGACGGTGAGCTTGTCGGCGGTGCCGGTGACGTTCGCGGTGCCGAAACGCAGTTTGAGGCTGGCTTCGTTGGTTTCGATCATGTTGAACTGCCATGTCTCGCCGTAGCCGCTGATCTCGGACAGTACCTTGATGCCGCCCATCTCGTTGATGTCGGTGGTGTCGGTGTCGGTGGCGTTGGTGACGCCGTCCTCCGACAGGTAGCCGACGCAGGTGTAGGCTGCCGGCAGTGCGGTGGTCGCGTCGGTGGGCAGTGCGGTGCCGGCGGGCGCGTAGTAGAGGCAGCCGGTCTTCTTGGGCTTGCCGAGGCTGACGTTTTTCTTGTTGTTGTGGTTGGTTTCGGCCATGATGGTGCCTTTCGGATGGTGCGGCGTCGTCTTATTGGGTGGCGGCGTCGAGCTGGATGGTGATCTGGTATCGGGGCTGGGGCGGCGGGCCGGGGTCGGGGAAGTCGATGACGCTTTCCACGCCGACGGCGGCGATGGGGTCGAGCAGGTCGAGGTCGAGCAGTCGGGGCAGCAGCGTGCCGGTGGCGAGCTGGGCGGCCTGCCATCGGGTTTCCGCCCATACCTGTATGGCGAGGATGGGGTGGCTGCTGTATTCGTTCTCGCTGCCGCCGACGCGCTCGATGGTCACGAACCGCCTGGGCCGGTCGGCGGGCACTTCGAGGTATGCGGTCAGCCCGTCGCCGTCGGGGTCGGCGTCGATCCAGTCCTTGACCGTCTTTTCGAGGTTGAGACTCATCGCCGTTTCACCGCCTTGAGCAGCGTGTTGTGCTTCGCGTTGTCCTCCATCGCCTTCACGTTGCCTTCGGAGCCGTGCCCGGTCGTGGCGAGCGCGACGCTGCCTTTGGTGGTGCTGACATGGGGTGCGGCCTCGTAGGTCGCGCCTTCGACCTGTGCCATGCTGTTGGCGCTGGCGGCGATGAGCGTGGCCTGTTGGTCGATGGCCTGCTGGATGGGTGCGGATTGGCGTACCGCACGGAAGCCGGCGAGGTTGAGTTTTACCTTTGCCATGCGTTGCTCTCCTAGCCTCTGGTGTCGGCGAGTTCGACGGTGAGGTTCCAGCGGGTCGGGGTCATGCCGCCCGTGTAGGGGCGGGGGTCTCCGATCACGGTGTATTCGACGCCGTCGATGCGTGCTTTGGCTCCGCGCAGGCTCCGGTAGGGCCATGCGCGGGGCATGTGGATGGTTTTGGCGGTGCGGATGCCGTCGGGGCGGATGGGGTCGGTGGAGTTCGACTGGCTGCCGTCCTGTATGAGCACGTCGTCCACCTGTTCCTCGCGGGTGTTCCAGATGATTCCGCCGCCGGGGTCTTCGCCGGCTTTGACGCGGTGGATGAGGGTGATGGTCTCGCCTCTCATGCCGTGCCTCCGGCCATGTCGTAGGCCCATGCCTCGCCGTCGCCGCCCAACGCTTCCTTCTCGCTCGTGGTGAGGTAGAGGTCGCCGGCGGGGTTGGCGTAGCTCAGGCTTTCGCTGTAGCTTCCGGCCGTCTGGGTGGATTGGGTCACGCCCGACATGTCGGGGCCGGCCTGCATGGCTCGTTTGACGGCCATGCAGGCGATGCGTTTCAACGTGGCGGGTTTGGCGGTGTGCCAGCGCGGGCAGGTGGTGCGGATCAGGTCGGATGCGTCCGCGAGCAGCGCTTCGGCGCGGTTGTGTTCCTCGCCGGTGAGCGCGTGCCATCGGGCTTCGAGGTCGCCGACCTGCGCGAACGGCTTCTCGTCGCCCGTTTCGTCCTCTCCCCCGCCGTCTGCCGTCACGGTTGTGCCGTCGGACAGGTTGAGCGGGGTGCTGGGGTATCCGTCCATGCGGGGTCTCCTTAGGCGAGCAGGCCGGCGGCCTTGAGCTTGGTCAGCGTGGCGTTGACCTTCGCGACGATGGCCGCCGAGTCGGCGGATGCGGCGAGCTGCGCTTCGGCCGCCTGCTGGAGCACGCCGCCGCGCGCGCCGGCGGTCGGCGCGGGCGGCGTGAACGTAGACGGCTTGCCGGTGATGGCCGACCATGCGATGGTGGCGACGCCTTCCGCGAACGGGGTGCCGTCGGGCTTTACCAGACGCACGGGAATGGACAGGCCGGCCTCGTCGGCCTCGTCGTGTTCCTGCACTACGAGCGTCTGGGTGAGGGGCGCGGCCATCACTTGGCCGCCCTGCCGGTGGAGGTCGGCTTCTTGAGCACGGCGATGCCCTTGGGGTCGAGGATCGCGTAGCTGTACATGGCCTCGGTGCGGTAGGCGATCTGGTTGACGCCCTTGAGGTCCTTGCCGGTGTTGTCGGGGTCGCCGTATTCGATGATCTCGCTCCAGATGTCGCGCACCATGCCCCACTTGATGAGGCGGAAGTCGCCGAGGAAGGCGAGGATGCCGGTCGCCGGGGTGATGAGGCGGCCGTTGACCGTGCCGGACGTGGCGGCGGGGATGCCGTCGAGGCTGCCGACCTGGAGGTTGATCGGGATTTCCGGGTAGAAGCGCTGGCCGGTGGAGGGCACGCGGATCTTGCGCAGCTCGTTCGCCATGGTCTTGGACAGGGCGATGCCGTTGATGTCGTACTCGTCGCTGACGACCTCGGCGAGGCTGTCGATGTCGGCGACGCGATCGTCGGTGGCCGTCACGCCGACCGCGCTTTTGGCGAGCGCGTTGAAGCCTTCGAGGGTCGTCTTCTTCTTGGGGTCGAAGGCGTGGTAGATGACGTAGTCGAGGACGCGGCCCATCGCTGCGGCCTGATCTGCCAGAATCTTGCTGGTGATCTCCAGTTTGGCGTCTTCGTCGGCCCACTGGAGCTCGCTGCTGACGCGGGTCGTGGTCTGCACCTTGAAGCGTTTGCCGACGACAGGGGTGAGGGTTTCCTCGTAGCTGGACTTCTGTGCGCCTTCGGCGACGACCTCGGCTTCGGAATTGCCGGTGAAGACCATGTAGTCCTTGTCGAGGAAGAGCTGGGGTTCGCTCGGGGAGAGCGCGGCGATGGTGCTGGTGTCCTTGGCGCGCTTGGTGATGACGGTGGCTACTTCCTTGGGGAGCAGCACCTTGCTGGTGTCGAGTGCCATGATGATGGTTTCCTTTCAGATGAGGGGTGAGGAGGTGTTGGCCGGTTAGAGGCCGAGGTTGCGCAGGTAGTTGACCATGCTCTCGTTCGGGCCTTTGCCGGACGGCTGGCGGTCCGCGCCGTGCACGGCCGGGGCCTTGGGTTTGGGGTTGAGCAGCTCGTGGATGCGCTTGGCGTGCGATTGCATGGCTTCGAGGCTGTCGCCTTCGATCACGTCGGCGGGTACGCCGGTCTCGGCCGACACCTGCGCCTTCCAGTCGGCCTGCTGTTCCTTGGCCTTGTAGGCGGCTACCTGCGCTTCGAGTTCCTGCGTGCGCTTGGCGGCCTTCTCGGTTTCGCTCATTTGGGATTCCTTGAGCTTTTCCAGCTCGTCGGCGGCGGCCTTGTTGGCCTTCGCTTTCTTTTCCCAGTCGCGCGAGTGGCCGAGCGCTTCCTTGTATTTGGCTTCCCAGTCGATCGGATCGCCGGCGTTCTCCGTGCCGGCCGATGCCGGCGGTTGCCCGGTGCCGCCGGTGGACTCGCCGCCTTCCGGCGGGGCCGCGACGAATCGGATGTGATGGGGTGTGGGGGTGAGGAACATGGTTGTTCTCCTTGTGGTTGAGCCCTTTCCGGGCATTAAAAAAGCCGCCCGTGCGGGTGGCTGAAAATCTGTTAGACTGGAATTGTCTTGGCTTCTCTACCTCGAACCCGTTATTGGCTCTGGGAGTGAGAAGCCGTTTCCGTATCGCGTTCGACCCTGACGATGTTCCCGTCGTAGTCGATGAGCAGAACGTAGTCGAGACGTCTGCGTCGAAGCGATGACCGTATGTAGTCTTTGCAGGCTTCGGCGTCCAGTTCCGTTCTTTCCTTTTGCAGATGAATGACTGCGGCGTCTCCTTGGCGGGCTGCGGATCGGAGAAGCTGGTCTATGGTGTTTTTGCCGTGTCCTTCCGGCGCTTTGAAGTCCACTCGTTTACCGTTGATGATGGCGTCTGATGTCTTCACGCCTTGTTTGTCGCTTCTTTCGCGCACTGTCACGGCAAACCCGTTGTCTTTGAGGGCGTCGAGCGTTTTGCGTTCGTGCTTCTGAAGTTCAGACCACGCCCTTGCGCTTTCCACGGAGGGTTCCGGCGTGGTGCCGTCGTACAGCCATCGACGGTCGCGCTGGCTCATTTCCTCGGTGATGCGATGCGTCGTCCACAGGTTGTAGTCGTCTATCTCGTCTTCGTCTTTACCTGCGTCCTTCATACGGGCGACGTATTTTCCATATTCGTCGCGATTGAGCATGCCGGCGATCGTCTTGCGGCATTGCAGGTATCGGGCTTTCATGCCTTCCGGGTCGTAGCCTTTGACGTGGGCTTCTCCCCAACTGGATACGATGCGGCAGTCGTCGTTCTTGTGATATCGATTGTCCCGTCCGCCGGCCTTTTCCTCGCTCCAGTAGACGAAGCCTCGCGAGGCCATGAGGATGCAGAACGCGCAGGTCGGGCCGACCGGAACGCGGGCGTAGCGCGGTTGCGAGGGATCGTGCTCGCCGTTGAATTTGGCCGTGAGTCGTGCCGTGACGCCCACGATGTCGGCGGCGAGGTTCATCCATTCGTCTTGTCCGTATCCGTCGGTCTTCATGGCCCATAGGTCGTCCATCGTCAGCCCAGCGCGACTGCGGTGGTTGATGACGTCCACGAATTTGAGTCCGACGTGGTCGGTGCTGTTGTATCCTCCGACGATCTGCCAGAAGGCGCGATCCGCGCTCACCTGCGACGGTTCGTAGGACGGCAGTTCCACGCCGGCGGCTTCGGCCCATGCGGATCGCACCGCGTCATAGTAGTCGTTGGCGACTTGGTTGGCGCGATCCGCGTAGGTCTCGAACACTTCCGTGCGAAGGTAGTGCAGCGGGTCTTCAAAATTGTCCCACGCAACTCCGGCCGCGAGCTGCTTGGCCTCAAGGGACAGGTCGGCGAGCGCGTCCTGATAGTCGTCCCAGAGGTCGTCAAGATGGGTTTGGAATGCTTGGCGCTGCTGTGGAGTGAGGTTGTTCAGCGGCAGGTTGGCCGGTTTGCTGCTCATTGGCTTCGGCCTCCTTGCCGTCGGTCTTGGCGATCGTCAGTTTGGCTCTGAGCTCGTCGATGGATTGCTGGGTGCGCTGTTGGCGTTCGTAGGTTCGGTGGGCTTTGATTTCGTCCCATGTCAGGCCGGCGCGGCTCAGGCCCACGTCGCTGTCGGCGAAGGCGGGGTTGGTGGATGCGACCTTCTGGTACCAGTCGGCGCGGGCGGCGTCGCTGGCTTCCTTGACCGGTGCCCAGATGGGTCGCAGTTCGCGCAATGCGTCAGGGTCTGCGCCCTGATAGGCCAGTGCGATGCTCATGGCTTCCTTCAACGCGCGGCCGAAGCGTTTGTTTTGCCGGTCGGCGGTGCGGGAGAGCTTGCGTTCGGCTTCGGCCATCGCCTCGGCCGAGGCGGGATTGTCCATCGTGATGCCGAGGTCGTTGACGGGGATGTCGGTTTCGGAGCTGACCATGAGGGCGATGGTGCGCAGCATGTCGGCGTGCGGGGTCATGGATGCCTGCTGGAGCTGCTGCATGGTGGGCTTGTCGCCGTTCTTGTTGGCGGGCATGCCGTTCATGACGCTCACGATGCTGCTCCATGTGTCGTCGGTGAACTTCTTCGACGCTCCGATGAACCACACGCGGGGGGCCGCATAGAATTCGGCGGTGGCCTCCATGCGCACCATGGTTCGCAGGCCGAAGTCGGTCAGGTTCATCAGTGTGCGGGTGATGCGGCTGTTGCCCAGCGGATGGTAGGACTGGGCGTCGTTGACGAGGGGCACGACGCTTGGCCGGTCGAGGTTGGTTTCGATCGTCCGCGCCGTCCACGGGCCTTCGCTGTTGTCGATTTCGTAGACCTTGCCGGGCAGCCATACGGTGAACGCGGTGATGCGCCCGGTTCTGTCGTCCTTGTCGGTGATGGTCAAAGCCGAGCCGAGACGGCGGCGCCGGCGGTCCCAGATGCCCGCGCTCCAGTCCGCCGAGCGGGGCAGCATGAGGATGCGGCCGGGTTCGTCGGGGTCTTCGTACACGGTGATGAAGCTGCATCCGTGGATGTAGGCGCTGGTGATCGCCTCGGAGACGTCGGTGTCCCATGCGTTGTCGTCCACGAGCTCGTCCACCTGCGCTTGCAGCGGGTCGGGCGCGTCGAAGCCCTCGAACACGTTGAGGTCGGCGAGCGCTCGGACTGCTTTGTTGGGCCATCCGATCATTGGTTTGGCGAGGGCGCGCATTTCTTTGGGGATGCTGTAGGCGACGCCGTTGTATCGGTATCGGGCTTGGTAGTATTCGGCTCTCAGCATGTTGCGTGCGTAGTGGTCGCGCCATGTTGTGAGGAGTTTTTGGATGGTGGGCATGTCGTCGTCTTCGACGCCTTTGATGCGGGTGATGTTGGCGGATTGGACGGCGAGGTAGGCGTCTTGGGTGGCGGGGTTGGTGATGGCGACGCCGTTGTGGTCGGTGGTGGGCATTAGAACCATGTCTCCGTTTCTTGGGTGGGGTCTCTTCTGGTGGTCATGGCCCCGTGGAGGGCGAGGGTGACGGCGTTGAGTGGGCTGATGTCGGTGTCGTCGTCGGGTCGGTTCCATCCGAAGAGTCCGTTTTTGCCGATGGGGCGTGTGGTGGCTTTGGCGGCGGCTTGCCAGAGTGGTTGTTGGCCGTCTTCGGGCAGGTGGGTGAGGGTGCCGTCTCTGAGCATGTCCTGGAGGCGGCCGCAGGCGCGGCCCATGTCGGTGGCGGCGGTGACGGTGACGGTGACGCCGGCCTGGGCGAGGTCGGGCAGGAGCGCGGTGGCGGGGCTTTGCCCGTCGATGACGAGCGCGGCGGTTTGTTCCCAGACCTTGTCGATGAGGTTGACGGCCCACATGGTGCCGTCTTGGTTGGTGTCCCTGTATTCGGCGAGTTCGATGTGGGCGGTGTTGTCGTCGTAGCGCATGCATGCGCCGATGGTCAGGCGCGTGCGTTGGGGGTTCATGTCGATGCCGAAGCTCATGACGCCGCCGGGGCGGCGTTTGTCGATGGTGGCTTCCTCCCATTGGCGGCGGTCGATGGCCTGGCTGAGGGCGTGTTCGTCCCAGATGCCGAGGGCTTCGCGGCGGAAGTCGTCGCCGGTGAGGTTTTCCCACAGGTTGGCGATGGATTCGTCGCTGGTGTGGGCGGGGTAGCTGGGGTTGGCTTTCCTCCATTGCTGGCGGTCGAGGGGGTCGGCGTCGCGGTCTGCGGTGAATTCGACGTAGAGGGTCGAGTGGGTGCGGCCGGCGCGCGCTTTGTCCCTCAGGCGGGTGAACGCTTCGCCGTTGTCCCTTGGCCCGGGCGGGGTGCCCATGTAGATGGTCTGGGGGTTCCAGGCGCGGTTCTGGGTCGGCAGCATCGACGCCATCGCCGAGTCGGACAGGTGCTGGGCCTCGTCGATGACGAGCAGGGCGATCTTCTTGACGCCTCGCAATGCGCCTCGTTCTCGCGCGCGGAAGAAGATGCGCGACCCGTTGCGGAAGCGTATTTCCTCCTTGCCGGCGGCCAGGGATATGCCGTGGTCGGGGTCAACGAGACCGCTCATTTCGGGGCGCAGGACGATCGCGCACAGGCTTTCGAACGTGTCCTTGATGACGCTGAAGTGCTGGGCCGTCCACACGATGCGCATGCCGGGGGTTCGGGCGGCGCGGTGGATCGCGACCCAGCCGATGTCGTAGGTCTTGCCGGTCTGGCGCGGGATCGACAGCACGGCGTTGCGGGCGCTCCAGAAGCCGTCGGCGCTTTTCGCGAGGATGATCCGGTTGATCTGCCGCTGCCAGACGTCGAACCGGTCGCCCGCCGCTGCGGCGAGCCTGTTGAGGCTCGGCTCTCCGCTGGTGTACAAATCGTCGGGGATGATCTGGCAGCTCGCCCCGTCAATCCTCGTGTTCATCCAATCGTTCGTCCTCCGTGTCCAGGGCCTGCATGGCCGGATCGTGCCCGTTCGACGCCTTGTCGATCGCCTCGATCTCGGCGCTCATGTCCGCGAGCCGTTTCGTCAATGACGCGAGGTCGCGTGAGCTTATCGACCCTTCGTCGAGCTTTTCGGCGATCAGGTTGCGCATCGCCACCAGGAGGCGGCGACGATCACCGGAAGCGGCGGCATTGCTGACCCTATGGGACTTCGACGCGCTCTTCGACCTGGTGGTTTTCGACGTTCTGGCGACCATGACGGCTCCTTGCCAAGTGTGGAAAAAAGTCCGGGGGAAAAACGGCCCTTTGCCCGTGGTGGCCGTGAGGTGGCCGGGCAGGGTCTACTCCCTACCCCCGAACCAGTCCGAGCAGCGGATCGGCCCGGCCGAGACCTGTGCGGCGCGCTGCGGCGCTTTGCCTTGCGTGATGAGGTGGGCGACGCGCTCGCGTGCCCATGCCAGACTGTGCGTGCCCTTGATGGCGTTGCACCATCGGTGCGCCGGCCCGCTGTTGTCGTGCGTCAGGGTGCCGCCTCGCGCCAAGGGTATCGTCTCGTCGATCACGAAGCTGTACGGGTCGGGCGAACGCAGCGTGTAGTCGATGGGCCGATAGCAGATGTAGCAGTCGGCTTGCATGTGCCGCCATCGCTGCTGCTCCAGCCTGCGCCTGTGCCCGTTGCGTTTGCGCGGGTTGCTCACCTGAGCCTCGGTTTCGCGGTGCATTGGCTGACCTCGACGCCGGCCCTGAACACGATCTCGTCGGCGATCAACGGCACCCACACGATGCCCAGATCGTCGCGCCCCACCTCCGGGTAGGGCTGCCGGTCGGCCAATGGGTAAGGGAAGATCAAGCCGTCCACGAGCACACGCCCCCTGCGGGCGTCCACTTCGATGCGCTTGGGACACAACGCCATGACACGACTCCAATCGAACGCTTGTACGGATCGACAGACTGCGCTCGCCGGCGGGAAGAAGAGGAAAGAACCGGCGGCGAGGCGTCTGTCTGTGGTGGTTTCTCGGGTGCCGCATACGCTGGTTGTGCACGGTGCCGGCGGCGGCTGGCGGATGGTGCGGGATTCGAACCCGCGAAGCATGAGGCTATCATGCTTGCCCGCTTAGCAAGCGGGTGCCTTCGGCCGCTCGGCCAACCATCCAGCGGGAACAAAAAAGCCCCGCCGGCATGGGCAGGGCTTTCTCGATACTCCGATTACACGCGACAGCGTAACACGGAACCGGGTCAGGGGTCAAGCGTCGTCGTGGTCGCGTTCGTCCTTGGCCTGGGCGCACGCCAAGAGCTCCAGCACATTCCACGCCCAATAGGGGCCCTCGATGTGTCTTGTGCCGGGCATTTTGCCGCGTGCGCGCCAGTTCTTCAGGTCGTTGCCGCTCACGTTGACGCCGGTGTTGGCCCTGATCCAACGGGCGGCGTCGGATTGGGTGCGGGTGATGTGCATGAGGCCCGCGCTGCGCAGGTATTCGAGCCTGGTGCGCCGCAAGTCGAGCCATGCGCCGCAGGCGGGGCATATCGCATACCGTGCGTCCCAGGCGGCGTAGATGGGCGTGCGCACCGGCTCCCCCTGCTCGTCGCGACCGTTGAGACAGTCGGGGCATACGCCGATGAGCCGCTTCTCCGCACTGTGCGACGTGGCCGCGTCCACCCGTTCCGCAAGACGCAGGGTGTCCGCGTACAGGCCGGAGGCGTCTTCGAGCCGGGCGAGGTCGCGCATGCGGCGCAGCAGCAGGCGGATGAGGTCGGCCCATTGCATGAGGGTGCGCGCCCGCTCGTATCGGTCATATCCGAGCGGTTTGATGCCGAGCCGGCCGCCCATGAGCTGCAAGTGCACCTCCACCGCGTTGAACAGGGCTTGGGCGGTCTCGTTGACCGGCGGGGCCGCATACGCCGTGTTGCCGTGTCGAGGAGAGCGCTCGCGGGTGGTGGCTTGTTTGTAGGCGATCTGCTGGAGGGCTGGCATGCCGGCCTTCAGGAGCCATGCGAGGCGTCGCGCCCAGTCTCGGGCGCATGCCTCGCAGATGGTGGCCTCGGCCGGTTTGCCGCAGATGACGCAGTTGTGTTCCATATCCCCCGCCCTTGTCGGTGCTAGACTTGCCTTTTGGACAATGCAATGCCTCTGCCGCAAGGTGGGGGCTTTTTTATTTGCCTCGCCGCCGTTCCCGGCGTGGCGGATTGGCCGGGGGCGGCTTGATTTCAACGATTTTTTTAACTTTCCTGTCTATTGTCGCTGATGCCGGCGGGTTTCGGCGGCGCGTACCGGGGTTCGAGGAATTCGGGGCGTTTCGGCTGTGGTGGCGCGGGGTGGGCTTGCAGGATGATGGCCTTCACCCCGTCGACGGGGATGCGCAGGGACTGCGCGGTCTCTTCCGGCGGCACACCCTTGCCGCGCCATTCCACGATGATCCTCCTGACGCCTTCGGTGACTTTCATCCCCTCGCCTCCTGCCGGTCGAGCCGTTCGCATGCGGAGTGCCTGGCGCACATCATGGCGACGCGGCGCATGCACTTGCGGATCGCGCCGTCGCAGGAGAGGGCGATGACGGCGAACCGGCCGAAGCATTCGGGGTGCGACGCGCTCGCGGTGGGCGTGGCGGTGCCGCGCATGATGATGACCGGCCCGATCTTCCAGGCGGTGACGTTAACGTCGATGTCGATGTCGTTCATTCTCGTTCCTTTCTCGGCCGGCTCGTCCGGCCGTACTGCTTGCCGCCCCATATGCCCTGCAACGGGTAGCCGCTGATCCGGTTGTTATCGTCGGCAAAGGCGCGGCACTCGTCGACGACCGGGCATGACCGGCACACGGCGAGCGCCGCCGCCTGTTCGTATGGTTTGCCGCTGAACCAGAGTTCGGGGTCGTGGTCGCGGCATGCGGCTTGATGTCTCCAGTTCATGGGCTATCGGCCGCCGTCGCAGGTGAAGACGATGCCGAGGCGTTTCACGACAAGTCCCTTTGCAGTGCGTGTTGGCCGGCCGCGGTGATGGCGTAGCGGCCGTATCCGACGTCTTCCGCGTATCCACGTGCTTCAAGGGACTGGTAGGTGCGCCGGTGATTGCCATCCGCAGGATAGACGTCGCCATGCCTGACAATCTGGAGCAGTGCGCTCTTTTGCGCGTAGGTGAGTCGCCGGACGCTCATTTCAACGCCTCCGTCCGCGCGGCAGTGATCGCCAACCGCGCAAGCAGCCGATACTGCTCTTTCGCGTCAGGGTTCAACTTCGACCACAACGGCTCCACCTCCTCGAAGCCCATGCCCGACGTACCCGTATAGACGGCGAGCGCCGCCGCGTCGATCTCCCTATCGGTGATCTTGCGGCATACGCCGGCCCTGTACGCCTTGCGCGACGCGAGGCACTGGCCGAGACGGGTGATGCCGGTCGGGCGCTCGCCGTTGTCTGGGTAGGGGTAGCGTTCCTCGATCTCGTTGGTGATGATGCTCATCGTGGTTCCTTTCCTGTGTGGTCGTCGGCCCTTGTGGTGGTGTGCATGCTTACCAGTCCTTTTCGAGTTCTTGGCAGTCGGGGCAGATGGATGACGTGGTGTCGGTGAGCGGTGCGCCGCAGATCGCGCAGATGGTCGGATCGTTGGCCGGTTCGGGTCGGTGGGCTGCTTCCAGGAGGCGGCGGATGAGTTCGATGGTCTGCGGTGCGGGGGTTGTGGTGTGGGTGCTCATTGCTTGTCCTTGAGTTTGATGTGTTCCCAGTCGCATGACGCTCCGCCGGAGTCGGAGAAGCATCGGACGGCCGCGCTGCCGTCGGGCAGTTCGTACCAGCGGACGTATCCGGGGTCGGGGTTGTTCACGGTGCCCTGGACGTCGCCTTTGGGTGTTTCTCCGCATGCCGTGAGCGCGAGGATGGCGAGGATCGCCGTGAGGGTTGCGGGTATTCGTTTGCGGGGGTTCATGATTGGGTTCCTTGGTGTCCGGCTCGCATGATGTCGAGGTAGGCGGTGTAGTCGTTGATGTCCCTGTGGATGCAGTCTTGGACTCGGTGGGTGCCTGCGTGGTTCTGGTAGGGGTCGCGGCCGATGGCTTGGTCGGTGAGGCGCAGGGTGGTGAGGTCGAGTTTTCTGTGGTGGAGCCCTTCGGCGATGGGGTGGTTGAGGTGGCGGCTGAGGTGGACGTCGAGTTGGCGTAGGTCGAAGTCCACGTTGGTGCCGGCGGGGTGGAGTGTGTATTGGCTGAGTTGGTCGTTGAGGAATTCGTGGATGTTCCATGCGGTGTGCTGGTAGTCGTAGGTGTCCTTGGGTGCTTCGGCGCTGGCGAGCATGAGTCCGTTGGCGAGGTGCATTTCGTAGGCTTTCAGGAGTTCGGGGTAGTTGGCCCAGTTGCGTATGTTGTCGGGGTGGACGATCAGGTGGAGGCTGTCGTGGGGGTGTTTGCCGGTCATGTCGGTGACTTGCATGCCGACTTCCAGGAGTTCGCACTGGTAGGGGTCGACGCCGGTGGTTTCGGTGTCGATCCAGAGGAGCATGTCGGGTTTTCTTGGCGGGCGGGGCGGGTCGAGGGGGATGGTCCGGTGGCCGATGGCGAGGGTTGTCGTGGTGTCGTTCATTCGTTGCCTTTCTTGATGTCGATGTGGGTGGGCATGTTTTCGGGTGGCGGGCAGGGGTGGCGGGTGCCGTCCGCGTTGAGCTGCTGCCAGCCGCCGGTGCGGTAGTAGACGGGGATGGTGGCGGGGTCTTTGCCCATGTGGACGAGGTAGCCGAGCCGGTAGGCGCGTGCGGGGTGGGCGTGGACCCATCCGTGGCATCCTGTGGTGCCGCTGCCGCAGAGTTGGAGCAGGTTTTCGGGTTGGTGGAGCCGGTCGAAGGGGTGGCTTCGCGGTTCCCTGTGGTGGATGCTGTCGCCGCTCCAGTGGCTGCCGGTTTCCCGGTCGCACATGGCGCATCGGTATCGGTCTCGCCTCTGTACGGTTCTGCGGGTCTCGGCTGTTGGCTTGCTGCTCATCGGCTGGCCTTTCGTTGGCATTCGTTGATGATTTCCTTGGCTTTTTGTTCCGGGTCGATGCCGGTTTTTACGCAGGCCCAGAAGTCGGTTCTCATCGCGTCGGTGAAGGTGCCTACGGGCACGTGGTCTCGGATGTGGCCGGTGATCCACCGGTCGTCGATGACGGTGCCGTCGGGCAGTGCGTGCCGGTAGGGTTTCGGCTGGCTGGGCATGGTGTCCATGTATGCGCCTTGGCGCAGCCATCGGCTCATGTTGGGCGCGTATCTGGGGTCGTCCACGGTTTTGGCGTAGGCGATGACGGCTCCGATGAGCTGCGCTTCCGTCACGGCGGACGTGCCGTCGTGCCCGGCCACGGCTGCGGCCCACGCTTTCTCGGCTTCCCGTCGCGAGCCGGTGTGGCGCGGGTAGGCGTTCCACGCGGTCTCGAACGGGTCTTCGAGCATCCTGGCCTCGAGCTCGGCCATGGTGGTGCGCTCCGGCTCCGACTCGGACACCGGTGTCGGTGTCGGCGTCGGCGTCGGCGTGGAGGGGTTGGGGGAGGTTATATCGGTATGGGAATAGGTATAGGTAAGGGTGCTTCGTTTTTGCTTGCCGGTTTGCTTCGCGTTTGCTTCACCTTTTGCTTCGGCAAGTGCTTCGTCGTTTGCTTCGTCCGGTTGAAGCATTTGCTTCGCGTTTGCTTCGCTGTCTGCTGAAGCATTTGCTTCGTTTTTGCTTCGTCTCGAGCGGCCGGACGCCTTGCCACCGGCACGGCCGGCGCGGGCGCGTTTCTCCTGCAATTCCTTGGTGGCCGCGTACTTGCAGAGCATGGTGCCGTCCGGGTTGGCGGCGACGATCTCGAACACGTCCGGCTCGGTTTCGCGCCACAGGCCGGCGTCCACGAGCTGGCGGGCGAGCTTCGGGCTGCCGCCGAGCTTCCTGACGCGCTGCATGGTGATGGCCCCGTCGTAGTCGCCGTGGCGCAGCTGGCGGCCGACGTAGCTGCCGGCCATCGCCCACAGGCCAATCGCGGACAATGGAAGCTCCTCGCATTGCGGGGCGTCGTAGATGCCATCGTCGATCATGAACCAAGTCATGGGTGTCTTCTCCTCTCGGGTCGGCCTATTCGATCTCGCCGGTGTCGGGGTCGACGGTTTCCCCGCCGTCGTTCCCGTCGTCGTCCGTGGTGGGCAGTTCGCCGAACGGGTCGAGGCTGCGTTTTAAGTCGTCGAGCATGATCCGGTGGCGCGTGGAGTTCGGATAGGTCATGAGGTCGTCCAGGACGGTGGCCTCGTCGATGATGCGCTGCGCGAGCTCGTCGGCGTCGTAGAGCGCTTCGACGTATGGGCTGATGCCCTTGTAGCGTTCGATGTATTCCTCCTTGTCGGCGCATTCGAGGAGCTTCGACGCCTTGACGCGGAACGCGCTGGCGGCCTTCTTGACCGAGCCTGCGGCTGCGGACAATGGCAGCAGCTGCAACGGGGTTATCTCGTCGGGGATGAGCGTGTCCTGCACGCCCTTGCTTTTGTTCTTCGCCATGCGAGTGTCCTTTCTAGAATTCCGGGTCGCCGGTGTCGGTGGTGAACGTGTCCGGCGTGTAGCCGCTGCCGCCGTTGGCCCACGGGTCGGACGCCGGCGGCGGTGTCGTCTGCTGCGGCTGCTGCTGTTGCGGGGACTGGCCGTTCGGGTTGCCGAACGTGCTGCCACCCTGATAGCCGTCGTGGCCTCCCTGTTTCGTGACCTGCGCGGTGGCGTAGCGCAGGCTGGGCCCGATCTCGTCCACGGTCATTTCGACCACGGTGCGGTTCGTGCCGTCCTGAGCCTGATAGGAGCGCTGGGAGAGCCGGCCGGTGGCGACGACACGCATGCCCTTGGACAGCGACTGGGCGCAATGCCCGGCGAGGTCGCGCCAGGCGGAGCAGCGCATGAACAATGACTGGCCGTCCTCGTACTGGTTGGCCTGCCGGTTCCAGACGCGCGGCGTGGAGGCGATGGTGAAGCCGCACACCTGCGTGCCGGTGCCGGTGGTGCGCAGTTCGGGGTCTGCGGTCAGGTTGCCGACGATCGTGAGGATGGTTTCGCCGGCCACTAGTCCTCGTCCTCCATGTCCTCGATCCAGTCGCAGACGAACGTGGCGAGGACGTGCGCGTCCTTGGCTGCGCTGCTCGCGATGCCCCATGCCACGTCTTCGCGGCGGTTGTGGCAGTGCAGGGCGAGGTCGGAGAGCGCCGCATAGGCCATGTCGGCCACGTCGCGCATGTGCTCCAGCTCGTCAAGCTCGCCGGCGTCATCCGGGCCGTCGCCCTCTTCCTCGTCGTCTTCGTCGTCGATGACGGCGCCGAGCGGCTTCCGGTCGCTGGAGGCGAACATGTCGGCGAGCGTCTTGCCATTGGGCAGCACAGGTTCGAAGGATATGTAGGCCTTGGCTTTCTCGCTCAATGCGAGGCCGGCTTGGTCGAGCGCCGTGACGAACAGTTTTGCCAGCTCACCGTCGGAGACGGACACGTCGCCCTCGATGAGGCCGTAGAACTTCTCGGCGAGTTTTTCGGCCATTTCCTTGTTGGATGTCATGATTTTCCTTTCCTGATGTCCCGTTTCCATGCCCATTCGCATTCCGCGCCGATGGTCGCCGTGCTGCGGTCGATGACGAACGCGGCGGGCGACGGCATGAGGATGAGGCGTGGGTAGTCGAGCCGTGAGTTGCATTCGCAGATCGCGTCCAGCGTCTCGGCGATCAGTTCGCCGGGCGTCATGGTCAGGCCCCGTTCGGTGATGGGCCAGATCATGAGGCTGCGGTGGGTGTTCATGGGACTCCTTCGTTTGGTGCGGGGCCGCGCTGGCGTGGTCGACGCCGGCAATGGAGACCACCGGCTCGCACGCCATCGCTTCCGCTATCCACTGACTTCCTGTCGTATGGTGATGGATCGCGGCCGACGTTGACGCGTCCCCAGTGGACGGCCTCGGAATCGAACCGAGTCCCGGCCCTGTGCCGGCACTTGTGCGCCTGCGTGGCCGGGGGCTAACCTGCCCGCCCTATGCGCCGGCGGCCGGGGAACCGCCGACGCTGTTTGAGAGGAGAAGAGATTTTGAGTTTTCGATTCGGGTTTGTACGGTTTTCCTTCCGCCGCCACCTCGGGAAGAGGAGGCAAGACTAGATGGACAACACAAGAAGGCACAGGGCGACCCACAGGCATACGGAGGACACCGTCGTTGAGGGTTTTTCCCTGCGCTTCTGCGCGGTGCCGACGTTGGCCAGCACGAGCACGAGGGCGACGGCGCAGAACGTGATCTGCTGCCAGCACAGGCTCATTCCGATTCGCCTCCCGCCTCTTCGATGAGGCCGATGAGGAACAGTGGCGCGTTGACGAACGCCCACCACGCGGCCAGACCATTGCCCAGCGGGTGCATGCAGGCGTCATGGGTCAACAGCCACGCCAGACAGCAGACGATGGAGACCACCAGCAGCAGGCCGATCGTGTACGGGTAGCGCTTGAACATGACGCCGCCCTTACTTGGTCTGGACGAGCGTGTCAGCGCCGTCCGGGACGACGACGAGCTGATCCGCGTTGGACAGAGCGTCGATATAGTGCTGTTTGAGCACGTTGTCGGTCAGGCTCTCGTTGAGCACGGCGTTGGCGTCGGCCTCGCCCTGCGCCTTGATCTTCTTGGTCTCGGCCTCGGTCTTGGCGACTTCCTGCTCGTTCATGGCCTT